ACAGAGAGTATATACACATTCGCACTAATCGCGACACTTGAGGTCAGAGATACGGTAAACATGTTCGAAGAGTATAGAATTTCTGGTCAAGAGAAAATTGAAATTACTCTGCAGCGGCGAGATAGGGGTTCTAAAGAAAATATTAAAATTAAAAAGACATTTTTTATATCCGAGATCCCGACATTCGGTAAGATGAAAGATGCTATTCAGGCATATCAATTGACGTGTGTTTCAGAACATGCATTCTATAATCACTTGGTGTCCATCTCTAGGACTTCTCAGGGGTCTATATCAAAACAAATCAATAAGATCATCACTGGCGACCTACAGTACTCTGGTATAGTTTACAATTATGCGGACTCTAAGGGTAATATTAAATTAATCATCCCTAATATGAAACCGTTCACAGCGATCTCTTGGTTATTGAGACATGCATATTCAGATACGGGTGCTCCTATTTACGCATTCGAATCTTTAAACGGATTCACGATCATAGACCATAATAATATGACTACACAAACTTCTGTAGGTACATATAAATTTAATTTCTTACAGGAAAGTAATCCAGGGACTCCTGAAGGGTATGAGGAAGCTAAGTATAAGATACTAGACATGTCGAGTGACTTGAATTCTTCTAAGTATTTGATGTCTGCTAGAGGTGCATATGCTTCTACTACTAAGGTGATCGATATCGCCAAGAAAAAATATTATAATGTTAAGTATGACTATATTAATAAATTTCCGCAGTTGCCTAATATGGGCGGCCGCGGTGGAAAAAGTTTGATATCTTCTCAATTCAAAATTAAAGATGAGGCGCTGAATCATCATCATGATGCACTTGACATACATATCAATGAGAACTCTATGGCGTATGATACATATAAGAATTATCACTCTCCTGCGATACATTCTATAGGTTCGCATCAATCGATTCTTGAAAATCTAGATAGCACTAAACATAGTATAGTTATCCATGGAGATTTGCTTATAAATGCTGGTAAGAAAATGACTATCGAAGCACCTAAGTCGATTGATCCTCAAGTTCTTCAGAAGATTAGGGAAAAAGACGCTAAGAGATCTGCATTACATGATATGATGGTCTCTGGAGATTACCTAATCACCGCAGTTAAACATACATTCGGCGCAGAGTACAATTGCGCTTTGACAATCAAAAAAGATTACAGTTACTATACATTAGATTCGGCGGAATAATATTATGTCAGCATTTACAGCAGATCAATACATCGGTGGAAGTTTTACTTGGTTCATGGGAGTAGTTGAAGACCGTGAAGATCCTGAGCAAATGGGACGTGTTCGTGTTCGTTGTTTTGGATTTCACACAGACTCTCGTGGATTAATTAAAACTACAGACCTTCCTTGGGCTACCGTAATGATGCCGGCGACAGCATCAGGAGTTTCCGGTGTAGGTGCATCTCATCACGGATTAGTTGAAGGTTCATGGGTCGTTGGATTTTTTCGAGACGGCGCTTCTGCACAAGATCCTATTGTAATGGGTTCTGTTCAAGGAATGCCTAACGCATCAGCTAATGCTGGTAAAGGATTTAATGATCCGAATGGCACATACCCAAGATACACTGGAGAACCAGATGTAAATAAACGTGCAAGATCAATTAATACTACGCCGAGAAAAAGCATCAGTGCTTCGGGTGGAAAGGCGTCTATCAAAGAACCTGATGACATATTCTCTGCCGAGTATCCACGTAATCATGCATACGAATCAGAGTCTGGGCACATCTTGGAGTTTGATGATACCATTGGTATGGAGCGAATTAATATTGAACATAAGAGCGGTTCCTTTATAGAGCTGCATAGGAATGGGGATGTTCGAATTAGAACCCTTGCATCGAAATATGAATCTGCGGTTGCATGGAACTTATTTGTAGAGAAAGATGTCAACGTTGTTGTCGGCGGAAACCTATACGCATCCGTCGCAGGGGAAACTGATATATCTTGCGACAAGAACATTAATCTAACTTCTAAGAAAGATATTAATATCGGCGCTGTTGGGGACATCAACATCACAGGATATAATGTAAAGATAGATTCTTCTGCAGATGGACGTATCGATTTGAATTATGAGCCAGAAGAGATAGAACCACCCGACCTGACAAACTTTGTCTACGGAGAACCAGTATTTGCTTCACCTGGCGGCGGAGGAACTGCTGGAGCAGCTCCTGGAGGAACATACGTAGGAACCGCTACTGAGTTTGCAACAAAGCTTTCTCAAGATAAAATGCCCACCGGCCCATATGAGTGTAGAAAAGAGTTAGGTTATGTCAGTGAGAAATACGAATCCAACGGTAAGCCAGGAGCATTAGGATGGGATAGAACTGGAGGTGCGTCATATGGTGCATACCAGATTGCTACAAGAACTGGTACTATGAAAAACTTTATGAAGTTCTGTAAGTTACGTGGATTCAATAATATATACGATAAGTTGACTGCGGCAGGAGATCCTAATACAGATTCTAAAGCAGAAATGCAAACCAATAAGTTCGCTCAGGAATGGGTGAAACTTGCCGAGTATGATCCTGACTTTAAGACTGCGCAACATGCTTTCATCCAGGCGACACATTATGATATTTGCGCAAGTACCATTAAGAGTAAGACTGGTATAGATATCAACTCTGGAAAATATACTGCCGGAATTCAGAATGCAGTATGGTCTATCGCTGTTCAACATGGCCCTAGGACATCTTTGGTAAATGTGTTGAAGGGTAAAGATGACTATCCTGAACAGAACCTAATCAATGCGTTATACGATGAAAGGTCTAATGTAGATAAATGGTTCAAGAGAAGTGCTGATCATGTTAAGGCTAGTGTTAAAAAACGTTTTGCTAGAGAAAGGCGTGACTGCTTGGCTGCGATGGAGGAGCTAGAAGGGTTTACACCTAACACCCCGTCTGTCCTTACTGCAAAGAAAGCTATCCCTGAAGAAAATACTGCTCCAATAATTTATGATACTAAGGCGGTTTCCCCGACTCCTACAAAACTTGAGAGTGAAGAAACTATTTTAGAAACGGCGAAGAAAGAATTGCCCGACAAGATTGCTGAAGCGAAGTCTGAGATAGAAAAGAATGAGGATATTCCTCCAGCATACAAAAAGAAGTTCAGTGCAGGTATGGATGAAATGTTATTAAACTTGAAGAACACCAATACATTCTCATCACCCCCATTCATGGGTGGATTAGAGGGATTGGGTGAAACTAATAACTTAGGAAACTTGAGAGACTTAGGTGCGAAGATCAATAGTGGTGTTGTTAGTCTACAAGATCCTAATGCGGCTCCATATACGGGAGATGATCCTATAATTCGTCAGAGACTTGGAATGCCTCCGGTCGACGACACTACTCCCACACCAACCGTAGTAGCAGCATCACCAGAAAGTGATACTGATGTTAATGGTTCAGGAGCTACAGCACCTAAAACTGCCACAGAAACTGTAACAGCGAAAGTACCTCCATCGACCGATAAACAAGCTATTGGAAGCGCCTACGGTAGAATGTTAGATGCTAGAATAGCAGTTGATCAAGAAACTCCTGGATCCAATAAATGGTATGTATTGAATGATGCATATATTAAAGCGAAAGAAGAGTACGAGTTGTTATACAATGGTAGTGCATAATCATGCCAGCAATAGTAAGAGACGGTGATCCGACTACAACAGGTCATGGATGTGACGCTGTAACTACAGTAACTGGACCGACTGGGGAGAATAGTGTTTACGCAAATGGAATTGCGGTAGAGACCAAGGGAAACCCGACTTCTCCTCATACGATACTTTCTGGTTCTGCTTGTGTACCACACTCTGCTGTAATTAACGTAGGATCACCGAATGTATTTGTAAAGGGAATCGAAGTCGCTAGAGTTGGAGATTCCACTGATGGTGGTGCAATAATATCAGGATCTCCTAACGTCTTCGTAAATTAATGCTTGTCAAAATTCTACAAATATGTTATAATATTCATTGCTCCAGCAGGGTAGTAGCCCAATAATATGATATAAATAATAACATGAGTACAGAAAACCTATCAGACTTTAACGTATCAGGGCAACGCAGCGCACTTGTATCAAGAGGCAAGCAGTATGCTGATCTAGACCTATCGTTAATACCACATCCTAATAAGAAAGATATTATTCCTATGACAGACATTGATGCTGTTCGGAATTCTATTAAAAACTTGGTATTAACCAGTAGATACGAACGACCATTTCAACCAGAATTAGGATCTGGCGTTAGCGGCCTGTTATTTGAGAATTCTAGTCCTGATACAATATTTTTACTTAAAGAATATGTCAGAGAAGTTGTTTCTAACTATGAACCTAGAGTAAGCGATTTACGTGTGCTAGTAGAAGACGATTCTGATAATAATGCATATTATATCACCATAGCATTCAACGTAATTTCGGTAGATACTGAAGCGGATGTACAATTATACTTAGAGAGAATCAGATAATGTCAGTCAATTTAAATGTAACCGAATTAGACTTCGATCTAATTAAGAATAATATTAAGAATCATCTTACTGCACAATCTAAGTATAATGATTATGATTTTGAAGGATCTGGTCTATCTGTTCTATTAGACATTCTTGCATATAATACACATTATAATGCCATGACTGCGCATTTAGCGCTCAACGAAGCATTTCTAGATTCTGCTCAGATTCGTGGTAATGTGGTATCTCATGCTAAATTATTAGGATATGTACCACGTTCGGCTACATCACCTACAGCACAAGTTGACATCGTTGT